CGAGAGCTTCAACACCGCCTTCGGGGTCGGGCCGTCGTTCGATTATTGCATCGAGTCCATTGACGGCACGACCGGCGCGCCGAACGGCTCCTGGGAGATCGGCACGGGACACCTGTCCGGCGCCACCACGCTGGTGCGCGACACCGTGCGGCAGTCGTCCAATGCCGATGCGCTGGTGGCATTCGCGGCCGGGACGAAGAACGTGTTTTGCACCTTGCCGGCGAGCGTAGTCATTGCGCTGCAGGCCAAGCTCGACGACGCGCCATCGGACGGAAAAACCTATGGCCGCAAGGATGCGGTCTGGGCCGAAGCGGCTGGCATATCTGCCCTCACTGCAAAAGAAGACAAGGCGAGCAAGGGCATCGCCAACGGTTACGCCTCGCTCGATGCAAGCACGAAGGTGCCGGCCGCGCAATTGCCGTCCTACGTCGACGATGTCCTGGAATTTGCCAACCTTGCCGCATTCCCGGCCACGGGTGCGGCAGGCATCATTTATGTCGCGCTCGATACCGGCAAAATCTATCGCTGGTCAGGCTCGGCCTATGTCGAGATCTCGCCGTCGCCAGGCTCGACCGACGCGGTGCCGGAAGGCTCGGTCAACCTGTACTACACCAATGGGCGCGCATCCGCAGCGGCGCCGGTCCAGAGTGTCGCGGGCCGCACTGGCGCGGTGACGCTGATGAAGACTGATGTTGGGCTGGCGAACGCAGACAACACAAGTGACGCGAACAAGCCGCTCTCGACCGCCCAGAAGTCCTATGTTGACGCCGCCGACGCGCTGAAGGCCGACAAGACCTACGTTGACACGCAGGACGGCCTGAAGGCACCGCTGGCGAGTCCGGTATTCACGGGCAATCCAACTGCCCCGACACCAACTGCTGGCGACAACGACACGTCTATAGCCACGACGGCGTTTGTCACGGGCGCGGTGACGACCGCAACGGTGCCGCCTGCAACGGTCGCTCCGGTGATGGATGGGGTCGCCGCGGTCGGTGTCGCAACCAAATACGCGCGAGAAGACCACAAGCATCCCAGCGACACGATAAAGGCCGACAAGACTTACGTCGATGCCGCCGATGCCCTGCGGGTGCTGAAGGCCGGTGACACCATGACCGGCCAGTTGGTGCTGAACTACGCAGGCCCGACCATCGTCTTGAACGGGGTGGCCGGAAACGCCACGCAAATTTTGGGTCAAAAGGCTGGAGTCGGGCGTTGGATATTGGCCGTTGGGAGTCAGTCTACAGAGACCGGCAGCGGTAATGTTGGTTCTGATTTTGCCTTGGCCCGGTTTACCGACGCCGGGGCATACATTGATAATCCTCTCCAGATTCTGCGGTCCAGCGGCAACATGGGCGTCGGCAACGCGGCGCCGGTCTACAAGCTGGATGTCGGGGGCGACATCAACATTACCGGCAATGCCTACAAACCCGGTGGCGGTTCCTGGACTGCACCGTCCGATGCGCGCATCAAGCAGGTGCTCGGCGACTACAAGAGCGGGCTGGCCGAGGTGTGCAAGCTGTCCCCGGTGACCTACGTCTTCAAGGGCAACTACTACAAGCAGCCGCCCGCGGCGAATGAGAAGACGCCGCACCAGAACTTCGCGGAGGCGAAGACCAAATTTGTCGGGCTGATCGCGCAACAGGCCGAGATCCCGATGCCGGAGATGGTGACGACCGAGGCCGGCTACATCGACGGCAAGCCGGTTGCCGACCTGCGTGTGCTCGACACGACGGCGTTGATATTTGCGCTGGTGAATGCCTGTAAGGAATTGGCGGCGCGCATCGAGGCGCTGGAACAGGCGGCATAACCAAAAATGCTCGGGTTCTGTCCGGTCTCAGCGGCTCCGGTCGCGACGGCTCCGGTCGTCCAGCCGCCGCAGGCGATCCAGCCGCCGGCCTATAGTGGCGGTGCCCTGCTCGGCTTCGGCCCGATCGGATCGGCACCGCTCAGCGCAGTTCCGACCGTTCCGCCGCCGGCGGTGCTGCCGATCGTAGTCAGCGTGGCCGAGGCCGCATCTGCTGCGGACATCGCCGACGCTGTCGTCCAGCCGCAGATCATCGTCATCCTACCCGGTGGCGGCTACCGCGTGCCACTGCGGCCGGAGCTCGTCGAGGGGGTCGGCTTCGGCATCTTACCGGCGCTATGGGGCGAGGCGCACGGCGTCGTTGTTGCGGTCAGCATCGGCGCTGCGGTGCTGCGCAGTCTCACGGGCGAGGCCGCTGGTGCGGCCGGCGCCAATGGGCAGGGCCAGGCGCCTCTCACGGTCAAGGCGGCGGCCAGCGGCGCTCGTGGTGCGAAAGGCGCGGCGGTGGGCGTGCTCGGTCTCGAAATCGCCGGTGCGGGCGCTGCGGGCGTGTGCGGCAACGGCTCGGGCGTGATCGGCGCACTGGAAGCGGTCGCGGCTGGCCGGCAGGACGATGACGAAGCCGCGGTCGTGTGGCTGCTGGCGGCATGATTATGGGAGACGGCATGAGCGACAAACCGGCCGTCCCCGTTCCGCAATACACGCTCTTCGAAGCGGTCGGCACTTGCCTTGCCCTGGGGCGGCGCGCCCTGGAGGAGATTCGGGCGCTGGCGCGCCTGCCCGGCCCGGAAGGCAGGCGCGGCCCGAAAGGCGAGGCCGGCGAAAAGGGCGAGCGCGGCGAGCCTGGCAAAATTGGGCCTGCGGGAACAGCGGGCCTCGACGGCAAGGACGGCAACCGCGGCGAAAAGGGCGAGCCCGGAACTCTCCCGATAGCGCGGGAATGGGTGCCAGGAATCGTCCATTACGCCGGCATCGTGGTGGCCCATGGTGGCGGCACCTATCAAGCTAGTTGCGATACCGGGCAGGCGCCGGGGCACGCCGATTGGATTTGCCTTGCTTGCCCAGGTCGCGAAGCCGCGATGCCGAAAGTGCGCGGCACCTGGAGCGAAGCCGAGACCTATGCGGCGCTCGACATCGTCGCGCTCGGCGGATCGAGTTTCATCGCGCGGCGCGCGGCGCCTGGTCCTTGCCCTGGCGAGGGCTGGCAGTTGATCGCGTCCGCCGGCCGACAGGGGAGCAAGGGGCCGGCGGGCGAGCGCGGCGAACCTGGCGCCGCCGGCGCGCGCGGTCTGCCGGGCACGTCCGCGCCGGCGATCATCGGTTGGAAGATCGATCGCAAAGCCTATGCCGCGATCCCGATCATGTCTGACAAGAGCGAGGCGCCGCCGCTCGAGCTGCGCAGCCTGTTCGAGCAGTTCCACGACGAGGCGCGTTGATGGCTGATATCTGGATCAAGGTGCTGACGCCGGCCGACAGCTACGCGCTGCTAACGCTGGACGAGCTGAAGGCCATCCTCAACGTGCCGCCGACCGACACCAGCGAGGACGCGCAGTTGCAGATGTTGATCGATCAGTACAGCGACGTGGTCGCGACCATGTGCAATCGTGTGTTCGCCTACGAGAGCGTCGAAGAGACGTGGCGCGGCGACCTGCCGCCGCTCGACACGCCGCGCTTGTTCCTGACGCGCTATCCGGTCGCCGACGCCGACCTCGTCTCAGTGGAATCGCCGCGCGGCAGCATCCTCGACCCGGCGAGCTACGAACTCGAGAACGCATCCGGCAAGTTGCGCATAGAAGGCGCCTGGTCCGAGCCGGTCACCGTGACCTACAGCGGCGGCTATCAGTTGCCTGGCGCAGCGCCGCAGGCACTCAAGGCGGCGACCGGAATGCTGATCCAGGCGGCGCGGGGGCAGGCACGCATGACGGGCGGTTTGCGGTCGGTCATGCATGGCGACACCCGCGTGCAGTATTTCGATCCGGTGCAGATGTTCGGCAAGGCCGGCCTCGCTGCGCCGCTGCAGACGGCGACCGATACCATCGACTCCATGCTCTACAAATACATGCGTATCTATGTTTGAGGCCGAGCAAATGAAAAAGCTTAAGCCAAATGATTTCGGTAAAGATCTGATGATGAAGGACTGCAAGCGTCGGTTTGAATTACATTCAGCGATTTATGCCGCTACCAAAGAAGATGCCAGTGACGTTGTTGTTTCGATGAAACTCACCACCAGTCGTGAATTTGAGTTGCTTTTGATCGGGATCGCCTCTCGGTTGGCCATGCATGGTGACTCGATCTGGTCGGCTGTGCTGTTGGGGCACATGGAAGCCGCACTACCTCACTTGGCCGAAGGTAATCCAGCTCGAGCATGCGTATCTATGTTTGAGGTGCCGCCATGTCGCTGACCGGATTGCTGCTCGGCGTGATCAATGCCGCAATCGTGGCCGCCATCTTTGTGTTGATCGGCGCGATTATCGTCATGGTCGCAAAGTGGTTCAGCTACAGCATCGACTGGAACGTGCAGCGACTCTACTTGCTCGTGGTGCTGCTGATCGTTCTGTACATGATCGTGGCCATGCTGCTGGGACTGCCGACGTGGCGCATCATCGGCCACGCGAATTTGCCGTTGCGGCTCATCGCCTGATGGCGATCGACTACAGCGCACTGCTGTTTGATCCGATCTATGCCGAGCTCGGCGTGCCGGCGACGATCACGGTGGGCATCGCGGCTGCCGTCAACATCACGGTCATCGACGACACTAAGCCGAAGGCGCTGCCGGTGGCGGCGGGGACGCAGGCTGCGGCTGTGCGCGGCGTGGGGCCGGGGGCATTTGCGCGGGCCTATGAGTTGGCGGCCAAAGGCATCGCCGACCATGACGACTATGCCGACGCGGTGCTCGCCTTCAACGGCAGGACTTGGGTCGTGCGCGCGTGGGATCTGATCGGTAGCCCGATGGGCGAGGACTGGGGCGAAGTGCGCTTCCTGCTCAAAGAGGCGGCGCTCGGGTGAAGGACGTTCGCGAGGACATCCTGGCGCGCCTGCTCGTAGTGGTCGCCGGCATTCCGAACATTAAAACGGCGCTGCGCAACAACGTTGACATCCAGGAAGAGCTGTTGCCGGCGGTGTCGGTGTTCGACGGCGACGAGGAAACCGGCGGTGCGGAAGACCGCTCGGCGCGGCCCGCCGGCCGGCCTTATGTCGCGCGCATGATGCCAGAGATCGTCGTTTCAGAACGGCACGACGGGGCCGGATCGGAATTGAGCGCATTCCGGCGCGAGATAATCAGCCGCGTGCTCAATGACACAGCACTTATCGCGTATGTCGGCGGCAATGGCGCAATTCGATACATCGGCTGCCAGACGGACTTTGGTTGGATTCGCTCGCAACTCAACGCGATGAACGTGCAGTTCATGTTCCAGTACTCACTGAAAATAGAGGAGCTATAAGCCATGCCCGCGTCAGCTAGCACCAGCAACTATCACATCGGCAAAGGTATTGTGTCGTTCAAAGAGGACGGCGGCGCCGACTTCGTCGATCTCGGCAATGCGCCGTCGTTTTTGTGGACGCCGAAGGTGGAGAAAAAAGAGCACTTCTCAAGCCGTGAAGGCGTCAAGGTCAAGGACTTCAGCGCCATCACCCAGGTCGGCGCGACCATCAAGCTGACGCTCGATGAGATCAACGGGCCGAACCTCGCCATCTTCACCCTGGGCGAGCTCGCGGCTCCAGACGTCGATGGCTCCGTCACGGTGAGCGCCTTCAAAAAGCTGGAGGTTGTCGGTGTCATCCAGGTCATAGGCACCAACGATATCGGCCAGAAGGTGGATTTCACCGGGCGTATCTCAGTCAACCCGAGCGGCGACTTTAGCTTCATCTCCGACAAAGACGACTTCTCAACCCTGGAGATCGAAGCCGAAGTGCAGCGGGATGACACGACCGGGGACTTCGGCGTGTTCACCATCCACGAAGCCGTGGTGGTGCCGTAATGGCCGACCTGTTGGACATTGCGCCGTCAACGGCGAGCGAGGTCGTCAAGATCGATGGCCAGCGGATCACGGTGCGTGCCATCTCGTTTGACGGGATCGCATCCATCATTGCCCGGTTTCCGGAATTGCGGTCGCTGATCAATGGCGGCTTCGGCGACGACTTCATCCCGCGCCTGATCCTGGGATGCGCCGCATCGGTCGGGCCGATCATCGCCGCCGGCTGCGGGCATCTCGCCGACGAGGTCTATGAGCAGCGCGCGTTGAATTTGCTGCCGCAGCAGCAAGTGAAATTTCTGAAGGCTATTTTGGGGTTGTCATTCCCAAACGG